TGTGCCAATCTAATTGCAGCACCCATATTGTTTATTACTTCTAATCCACCTGAGTAATACTGCTCTTTCATAAAAGCTTGAATACGCTGGAAATAGAAATCATCTTCTCCGTTTGCTACTCCAAACCAATAGTTAGAAGCATCCCATGTACCTGATTGAGGTGTTGCACTTACAACAGCCTGTGATCTGTTGGTATCCATTGATGCCAATAATGCTGTCTCTACTCTTTCATGCCAATCAATAAAAGCACTACGATACTGAGCTGCTAACATTTCTGCTGCACTAAATATATCTTTATCTGCCTGTTTAATTGACCATGTAAATTTCTGTGCATAGGTAGTATAATCGGCATTTACTGTGCTTGAGTCGTTTATACTTCCTGTGTGTGCAGCTGCTCTTACAGATGCATTTGTAGTTGTTTGTTTATTAAGTGTCTTGATAGTTACTACTTGGCTATCTGAAGCTTTTTGATTGTATGCGCTTTCTCTTTGAGAAGCAGGAATTAAAAAGTTTGAGTTATTTCTAAAAGCCATTAAAGCTGCGGATGGCTTAACCTTAAATTCAGGCTTAGTCATCATATCGTCTAGCTTATACTTTGCAGCACCTAATACACTATCTGTGTAATTTGCCATTTTTTTATTTTTTTAGTTTATTAAAATCGTCAACTAACTTTTTACCTTCAGTAGATAATGGATTGATATGATTTTCTTCCATGTGTTTATAAACCTCATTGATGTTCTTAAAAGTGCCTTCTTCTCCACCTTCATCTCCACCTCCACGACCCTCACTTTGCAACCATTTTTTATTAGTTGCTAATTCGGTTAAATAATCTTTTGGGCTTATAGGCTTTTCCATCTTATCCTTTAAAATAGTATCTCCTTTTTTCACTACCAAAATATCATTATCATATTCAAAATTCGCTGTAGTTTTTGCTACTGTCATGAAATCTTTTACATCAATACCATTTAATCCATCAGGTATAAAGTTTGTTAAATCTGTGTTAATTTGATAATCTCTTAAGTTTCCTTTTAGACTACCTATTTCAGTATCTTTTAAACCCAAATCCGTTTCATATTGAGTTTGTAGATTAGAAAGCGACAAACTTAAATCCGCTACTTTCTTGTCAGGATCTATTTTTGCATCTGCAATGATCTTTTTTTGAATTGCATCAAGTATAACCTTACGATCTTTACCTTCTAATTCAATCCCAAAATCCTTTTTAATATCCTTCATTGCATAATCATACCCTGCACTTTCATATACCTTTTTCGCATCTTTAGCTATACTCTCTTTGAGTGTAGTTAATTCTTCATCGCTTACAAAGCCACCCTCAATAAATTCTAAAGATGTTTTTTCTTCAGAGTCAATTGCTTTTTGCAGAACATCTGCACCACCTTTGACGAACTTCGCCAACTCGTTTATATTCTCTATCATTTTTTATTTAACATTTAGTTTAGTTTCTAAATCTTCTGTCTTAATATTCTTAGGTACGTCAATACCTAATTCCTTAGCTTTATCAAAAAGACCTTTTCTGTATTCTTTTTCAATCTTTTTCTTATCATCTACTACTACTTCATATAATAATTCAGTTGAATTAGAATATGTATTATTAACATTAGCTGTTTGTTCGCTAATTCTAACAGTAGCTCTTTTGGTTTGCACCCTTTCGGTAACATTCCCTTCGATGTCATACTTTACTTTAAACTCATTGTACGTCTGTACCATTTTTTTCTGTTTTTAATTCTGGTTCTAATGTTATTTTTGTTTTTAGATATGTTTCAAATTCATTTTTTAATACTTTGATTTCTTTAGTTAGTAAATCAAATGTGTTTATAGTTTTAAACCATTCGTTAAAATATAACTTAGCTTTTATATCTTCTGTTCCAACAGGTAATTTCACAAGTTCTTCATCGGTCTTATGTATAAATGGTTCTAACTTAATGCTTTTTTGCATTACTGTTAAGTTCTCAATATCATTATTGTATTCTGACTGATAGAATTGTAACAGTAAATAATCTAATGCTACTTTGCTAACACCTGATTTACGTGCTGTCTCGTATTTCTTCCAAATAACATCAGGTGACTCTATTAAATATCTACGACCATAAGCAATACTAGAGCCTTTGTATATCTTTAGATAGAACTTGCCTACTAGATCAGTCATTTTCTTTTCCATGTCCTCAAAGGCATCAGAAAAGCCGTTTAATCGTTCGTTAACTGGTTGTACATTTAAAAAGGCTGCTGTTGCTGTTTCGTTTGTTGCATCCTTAGCCATTTTTGAACCCCATAACGTAAGCTCCATTAATGACATTAAGCCTTCTTGTTCTAATCTCATCTCTCCTAGTACTTCAATAGGAGGTGTCACATATCCAGCTAAATCAGGCGTTAATATTGGATCACCTGTTCCCGGACGTTCAACATTAATAACATCTGTAATATCTTTGTTTAGATTTTTACCTGTTCCAAAACAGGAGCCGCACGTCTTGCCTTCGATCATTCCAGTACCACCGCACGCTTGACAATCAGTTGCATATCTCCAAAAGATAGGATAACCATGCAAGAACTCATTAATATTTTTAATCGTTCCTGTTCTTAGATAATGATCTGCTAAACTAAGAACCAATTCAAAAGGACTTTCATTATGTGTTAAGTCTGAGTTGACAATATCTGAATTGATAATTGCAGGAACTTCTTTAAATGGATTAATGTATGTTTTATCTTCGAGTATTGTATATAACTCATCTTTTACGCTAATAGTATAATCCTTAAAATCATCGACAAATCTATATGTTTTTGTATGTAACTTTTCATCTTCGATAGGATTAAATAACACCCATTCAACAGTACGACCATCACTATAATAGTTTTGTATTGCCTTAATAGATTTGATTGTCGGATAAGTTTTTTCGCTGTTCCATTCAAAGAATACTAAGCCGCATGGATCAGTATAATACTTATTCGCTTGTATGTCTCTAATCCAGTTACGGATAGTCTTACCATGTCTTATATTGCCTAACTTATCGGTTAGTTTCTTTTCTTTAGAGTCAGTATTGAGATTGTAAATGTTACCGCCACCCTTCGCGCTAAATACTTTATCAATTGGTCTACTAATGTTAGCAAATACGTGTCTATTTGTAGTTAAAAATTTTTGTCTTAAACTTAATTGTTTCGGGTTTTCTATGTTATCTATCGTCTTAAGATAACCGGAAGTATGCTTACCGTTTATATGAACGTTAAGTCTTTTATGTTCTTTTATTGCTTCTGTAATCCAGTCAGGTTGACCACTTTTAATAATATCTACTATCTCATCAAACGTTTTTTGAGCCATAACTAAAGTATATGGCACAAAGATATGTAAAAATATTTGACATATCAAAATAAAATGTATCTTTTTTATACACTTTTTTATTTATAGTGTAAATCTTATACACTTTTATTAATACATTCCCGCTTTTTTTGTAGTGAAATACATTAAGGTATATCTTAATGCTGCTAATCCGTCTGGTTCGTGTCCGTCTGGTTCAGGTATTATCTTACCATTACGATCTACTTTAAAAAACCACTTCTCAAAACCTTTTTTCATATTTACTGAGCGTTCAGTAATAAAAAGATTATAACCACGTACTTTATTAATTCCTAATATTTGACCTCCTGTGACTTTCTTAACTCCTTTTACATTGTATCTGTATTTGTTTAGATCATCTATTTCAGTACGTCCAGCAGAGTCAGCAATTATTAATTGACCTTTGTTATGTTTAACTAAGTCCATCTGATCTACTATTGCCATACGCTCGGCTCCATGTATTTTCTCAGGCATTAAGTTATTCAAACAAAACACTTCATCAATATAAAGATTATTATCTTTTAACCATACGTCAATTAATATAGTAGGATCTGGAGATACACCAAAATCCATTCCTGAAGGTATTCTAATAGCTGTATCTGGTATTGATTTACAAAAATTATATCTATATATTTGACGTTCAGAGTAAAAACCTGTTTGACCTTTTCCATAAACTCGGAACCATTCAATATTACCACGCCTTGACTCAATGAAATCCTTTTCACTCTCAGGGCACATCTCATTATCTAAATAGGTAACAATGATCTGTTCACTTATTGAATTGCCGTCTTTATCTGTTAGCTTTGGAACCTCTGTGTGTGCCCAAAACTCAAAGTCTGGATTATAATCTAAATATACATCTTCATGAGTACGCCCTATATAAGTACTTGCAATATCCCATCCAATTTTATTAGCTTCATTAATATAAAGTATATCACGCCTTTTAGATTTACCAGCCGATTTTTTATTATCTGAAATATATCTGAATTGTATTACCGATTGTCCTATCTTTAAATCTTTATCAGTTTTGTTATATGCCTTATCCCAGTCTAAATCACTCTCATAAAATTGGTTCTTAAAGTCTGCTATTGCACCGTCCTTTAAGTTATCATAGGTATCAGTCATTACAGTAATAAGGCGTTTCTTTTCGTTTGCTTTTTCGATTAGTATCTGAGCTACAGAAACATTCTTACCAGCCGCTTGCGAACCTTGGATTACTTTAATCTTTGCTTTGATTTGTTTTATCTTGTGATATGTACTTATGTGGAAGATCACTTGTCTGGAAATTGTGTTGATACGTTCTTATATTCGATAACCTGTTTTTGGTTTTGATCTACTTCTAACTTATCACCGTATTTTTTAGGGTTCATTTTTGATAATATCCATTTACGCGTGTCAACTCTTAACCTATCGCGTGCAATTACTGATTTGTTTTCTACTTCGCGACCGTCTGATAATTTTATTATGTCATCCCCAGTATCATCTGCAATATCAAACATATCTTCAAATATTATATCTGATCTTGCCTCGCAGGCGCGCACGTATAGTTTTACTTTCGCTTCATCTTTATCTAACCAACTAAAGAAAGTTTTAGATGAAGGCATTTTTTTATCCTTTAAAACCTGTCTTACTGGTCTACCTTTTTCTATCTCTTTACAAATAGATTCAAATACCTTTTCTATTTCTTTGTCGGTGTAAGCCATTACTTAATTACTTCATTAAAATTATCATCAATAGTTGTTAACCAAGTTGTACTTATTGGGCTTTTTTCTTTTGATTTAAAATAATTACAAACTATTTCGAATATATCATCTTCATTATTTGTTTCAACTAATCTATATTCGCATGAATTATCAAAAAATCTAATATCTACTAAAAAGGTTTTGTTTTCCATTATTCAAATCTTGTGTTTAATCATTGTTAATAATTCCCACTTAAATATTCTATTACTTTAGGCTTATCTAATTTGATTTCAATAACACAATTCTCTTTTATGTTAGTGTGTGTTATTGTACGCTCGGCTATATCAAAAGCCTCCTTTTTACTGTATGCTGCTATTATAAGACAATTTCCAACAGGATACACCCCTTCAAATTTTATCTTGTATATTTTCATTTTGTTGTATATGTATTACTTACGTTTATTTTAGTCTAATTGTTCCACTACGCTAAGACAACTTTTATTTATTAATATTTGCATCAATTCCTATATTGTTTGACCATGTGAGAATAAACCATATTAATAATAATTTCCAATCATACCATACTAAGGTTAGTATTATCCCTGTTATAAATAAGATTAAACCAAATATCACTTTTTTCTTTTTCATGCTTTCATGCTTTTCATTTCTTCTTTAATCCCTTTTATCTCATTAGCTAAACATAATATTGCTTCAACTTGGAACCCTATTTGACCTTTGTTTACCGTTGAGTCTATACTAGATAATTTATTAATAAGACTATCTAAATCTATTAGACTTTTTCGGGGTTCTATTTCTTTTAAATCTTGATATATAGCTTGTCCCATGATTATATCTTTTTTACAATTACCTTAATCGGTCTTAAGAATATTCTGAATTCTTTTAAAGGCATCACATTTGACTTCATTTTGTCTTTGGATTGTTCTATTTTTACGTAAAGTCTTAATAATATTTCTTTAGTAAACTTATCGGTGTGTTTATTGACTAATAACTGATCTGTTACTTCTAATATATCTTTTATCCATACCCAACGCCTACGATATTTCCAAGATACATTTTTTTTAACCTCTTTTTCTAAGTATCTTATTTGCTTAATTCGTTTGGTTTGTTGTCTATTCATGATTGAAGTTTATAATGCAAATATACGCTTATTTTATGTTATATGCAATTATGCAAAAAAAAATAGCTAATGCACCAATGATTGCAATTATCCCTAATATGATATATATTCTATTGTTTTCTTCGTAGTATTTCATAAGGCTAAGTTTTTTGGTTTCTACTACCAAAGGCCCGTATATTTCTATACGAGCTGAAGTTGTCCCACAGTCACTAGCGGGCATCTGCGAGACTAAAATTCTAATT